GTGCGGAAATTTGATTCTTTTTCACTTCTCGTTGCTATCGTTAGTTCACTGTTCTTTTTTATTTTGGGTGTGGGCTTAACGGCTTTTACCGCAGTTGAAAGTGTTATTGGTGATGTCGCCACTTGGGTTGCTGCTGTAGGCACTGTTGGCTCTTTAATATATCTCGCTAGAGATAATGTAGCCCGTAAATCTGAGTACAAGTCAGAAGTGGCTCTGAACAGCTACAGGTCTGCCATTGATGCTCTTAACGTTAAGTTACAAGACTCAAGTGTACAAACAGATGCAAAATGGCTCTTCATAAGTAGTGCATACTACGAACTTGCTTCGTACCTTCAGGACATTACTGTAGATTCCCATATTGAAATAGCGAAAATCTCATACTCTAGCCTTATTCCCAACTTGGTTCTTTATTACCATCATTTGGAGGTACATGACTTTATTGATATGCCAAAAGACACAGTTCAGCGATATCCCTTGCCTTTAAACAATAGAAGCATTTCAGTGTCTGCTGAAATATTAATTACATCTTGGCTTCGGTATGTGGCTGGCAATAATAGATTTTTTAAAGATGTTGGATTTCAATCTTACGAACATTCCGCAGTTTTGGAGAAGAAATATGCACTATTATTGTTAGCAATGCTTGATGTCAAAGATGGCTTCCCGCGTAGAGTTGAACAACTATCTGAATTCTTTAATCAACTTAATCGAGAGCTTATCGTTACGCAATTTACTTTTTCGAGAATGGCTTTAGACGAGTATTCTGCATTAGTTTCTCATGTTTTACTCTGTGATACGTTGAACGCAAAGGCATATTACTATAGCGCCACCAAATCAGCACCTCGCCCATACTTAAGGGTTTATGGCCCAGAAAATGCTTGGGTAATCATCGGCAATACCGTCATTCGTTATCCAACTCCGTGTCTTGAACCAAAGGCTTATAAGTCTGTACTACATAGCGGTAGTAAGATACCCGCAAATTTAGGTGGGTTTAAGATTTTCTATTAGTTTCCACCACCTCTTCTTTGTCAATAATGTAATCAGAACTATAGTCTCGCTTGTATCATGTAAGTGGTTCTTGAACAGTTAGATTATTTGCTGGTATAAATGGATTGTGTCATATACAGAATGACACTTAGGAGGTGCCTTCTGGTAGAATTGCTAAGTGTTCGCATCCTACAAGGGTATGGTTCATACTCATGCGCTGTTGTGTGACAAGCTGAGATGGATTCGGTGGTAGCTAATGTGGTGTCGGTTTTTTGAGAGGCAAATTGTCCTAGATAGAACGCAGGCCCTTAGCGCGCTGCAAAGCTTAACTGAAGATGTTCTAGAGTAAGTGTACTTACCGATTCTACCTGTTGGATGGGAAAAGTTGGTGACGCAACTGTAAGTTATTTGTAGGCTAGGACATTGCTCCAATGTAACGACTGTATTCAAAAATGGCTGCTATGATGCAGCCATTTTTTTAGTAACTCCATCCCAAACTCCCCACATCCAGACTTAGCTCGGTGTCTTTCTCGCTCTTTGCTTTGTCTACCGTGACTGGCTTATCGGACTTGATGCGCAGTTCGACTTCGGATTTGCTTTTCATTGTCTGTGGGGCCAGTGGTTGGTATGGGTGGTACTGGCTTTGCGTGGTTAGGTTTCCGGTTGTGTAGCCGCCGTAACCTTGGCGTTCGTTGCGCTTATGGGTTTCGGCGGTGGTGATGCCTAGCTTGGTGTTCTTGTCTTTAATCTTATTTAGCTTTTCCGCTAAGTTATCGATTTGTTCTCCTGCTTCATCCGTTTGTAGCTTCCAGCTTTTGGGAATTAATGAATCAGGAAGCATATTAATGATCTTTTTCACCTTTGACCAAACGGTTTGAATCATCTCACCAAATGCGGCGACTACCTTGTCTAATCCGTAGAATTTATCTACTAGATAGGTGACCGCCACAACCGCCGCCATGACTGCTGCGACAATTAAACCAATAGGGTTACCTAAGATTACTGCGTTTAGTGCTATTAAGGCTGCTTTGACCAAAGCCACTACTGCAACAATCTCACGGAAGTGCTGAGACACAAAAATAATTCCCTTACCCAGAAAAATGAGTCCGTTGTAGAGACCTTTTACCACTTGAGTGACTTTGGAGATGGTTTCATCTCGCCATTTGGCATTCTTGAATTTATTCGTGAATTCGCCAAAGGCTTGAGTTGCTTTTTCCATGATAGGGGCGAGGGCAGCATACTTGATTGACTTGATGCTTTCTTGAATACGTTGTAAAGCATCATTGTAGGCTTCTGCTTTTGCTGCATCTTCCGCGTTAGCACCACCTCCTAGATCTGCTAGCTCTTTACGGGCTTTGGTCAACCCATCAGTTCCTTCTCGGAGCAAGAGCAACATTTTTCGTCCATCTTGACCAAAAGCCGCATCAGCAAAAGCCATTTGCTCTTGAGCTGTTTCTAACTTGGAGAATGACTGCAATAGCTGCTCATAGGCTTGCTGAGTATCTTTCGCGCCTTTTAAGTCAGCGAAAGCGCTGTTACCGCTCTTTTTAAGGTACGAGCCAAGAATACCACTTCCTGTCTGCTGTAGTACGCCCAGACGCTTAGTAAAGCGTGTTAAGGCCGATGACATAGTGTCTTCGTCAACACCTGCATGCGAGGCTTGTTTACGCATAGCTTGCAGTTCACTAATGGAAATCTTCAGAGTGGCAGATTTTTTCGCAAGAGCGTCCATTTCTGCTGCTGCACTGTTCAATTCAGTTACTAAGCCAGCAATACTCAAACCACCTAGCAAAGCAGCTCCTTTTCCTGCTACTGCTCCACCGACTTTAGGTAGCTTTATTTTTCCATTGAGCTTTTGCATCGGTTTCATGATGCCTTGTAGTTTCGAGTACTTCTTTTGTAGTGAGGTGATCTCTCTGCCATGTTCTTTGTAACTCTTATTCAAGCGTTCATATTCGCTATCGAGCTTGTACACAGAAACACCAGACTTTTTGAGGCTCTTACGTAAGCCCATTAATCCAGTTTGATATTGTTTTTGCTCAGTGTTGAGTTTGCTCAACTTTTCTTGCTGCTTGGCTATTCTTGCCGTAAGGGCGGCACTCGGTGCCTGAAGTTGTTTTGCTTTCTTTTGCAGTTTATCTAGCTGCTCTTGTTCTGCTTTCAGAGCGAGTATATTTTTCTGCTTGGCCTTCTTAATGTCGTTAAAGCGATCAATCATAGCCATAGCACTAGAGTCGTCAGCTTGAGCTTTTTGCACCTTTTTGATTTGTTTTGCATAGCGGTCTGATTCGCTGCTCATACCTTTTAGGATAGGCTTGGTCTTATCTTTCATGCCCATCACGATAGAGAGATTCATCTTCATAGATATCCTTCCCAAAATAAAAAAGAGAGCTTATTCGCTCTCTTCTTGTTCAGTTCTTTGTCGTGCTTTTTCGCGGAACAACAATAGATCTTCGTAGCTGAGTTTGTCTATTTCGCTAGGTTGCCAGTGGAACACTGCACCAAGATCTGCGTAATAGTCTTCTACGTGCTCTATTAGTGTTCCACATCCACGAAAAAAGAGGCGATTGTTGTCAGAATTGGTGCCCAGTTCTCAACAGGCATATTAATAGCGTCGCGCTCAGTGAGATTAGATATCCGAGGTAGTAGTACTTGGCCTGCTTCAAAACGCATATCACACACATCAACAAGACTAAGGCCACGAAGGTTGCCTGAGTTTGGTTTTTGGATATCGAGCGTTTTGATTTCATTTCCATCTATTACAATCGGTACAACCAACTCTACAGGCTCAATAATTGATTGGTTCTTAATTGGGGCTGTCATAGCCTAGCTCCTCTTTTAAATCATTCAGCTTGGTCTTGCGACCGCCTTTACGTGGGTCAAGCTTCATTACTTGTTCAAATAGATCATGAGCTTCTTTTTTCTCGCCAGCGTCAAAGTGCCAATCACCGACTAGGCGGAACATTTTCACTTTTAGTGGCGCATTAGTTGTGAGCTGTCCAGAGCGAAGGTCTCTGACGGCATTGATTAAATACTCTCGCTTAAACTCTTTTTTCTTCTGAACAGCTTTGTGTGAGTATGTGAAAACAAGATCACAAAACGCGGTATGTCCGTTGGTTCGCCATGTCATAGGAGGCTCTAAACCACCTTCGATAGCTAAGCGGAAATCATCATAGACTTCTTCAAATCGACCTAAATCGACTTGCCACAAGTAGAACCACCACATTACTTCAAGGTTGTGGTAGTTGCCTTTATGGGTTTCAAGCAGCTTCTCTACCAGTGGGCGGTATTTTTTCACCAGCTCTTCTTTGTAAGGGTCTTTCTCTTTAGAGCCTGACAAGCTTTTTAAGAAGCCTAAGTCATTCTTCAAAGCCGTTTGAGTTTCTTCCCAGGGCTTATCAACAAAAGCCGGGCGAGTAGAAGTGCTCGCCTCTGGTCGCTGAGTTTGCTTTGGTTGTTGCTGCGTTGCCTGTAAATGGTGCTTTCTCTTCATGAGGATAGATAGCATGAGGTTACTCCTTACTGTGGTATCAGCTCAGTGCCGTTAAGTAAGATTTCAAGCTGACCGTCTTTCACATTCAGAGTAAGAGGATCAACCGTCCATGCATCTTTCAAGGTGTAGGTCTTGCCACTGTTGGTTTCCAAGGTGACATTCTCACCTACGAAGTTTGCGATCGCTTCCTCATCTGTAGTTTTAGCGTGAACGATGGTTGCCTTGATAAATGGAGCATCAGAGTACTCTTCGGTAAAACCTAATGGACCATCATCACCCATGACGGCTTCACGCTTTAGGTTACCAAAGCCAATTTCAGCACCTTCCTTTAATGGCAGGCGACCTAACGAACCAGCGTTAAGGACTGCACGGCTAGTAATTTTCGTTGACATAAGTTACTTCCTAAATTGAACCTTACCTGCGGTAATGATTAAACCATTCACGAACTGAGGAGAATCTTGGTAGTTCGCACGTTGTTTGTTGGTATCGTCTAGTTCAACGATGAGCGACTTTTTGTAGCCGTCAAAGTCCTGAACAATACCGTTGTATTCCAGCTCTCGATACAAGGCGAGCAGCTCGGTTTTGAGCATGCTTGGTGTCACGATGGCCTGACCGGGAGCAAATTTAGTTCCATCTTTCGCCAGCTTGTGTCGTGCGTATTTGCTGAGAATGCGTGAGCGTTGCTTCTGACGGAAATACATCGCTGTGGCAGGTGTCATCACGTCGAGATAGCTGTTATCTGCAATACCAGCGGCGTTTTCTGTGTAAGCAGTAATAGGACGCTCAACCATCACTTCTTTTGCTGAGCTAATGGTGAAGGTACTAATACCTTCGTATAGCAACATATTGCGCTCTGCAAACGTCCATTCACTTGCAGCCTTTGAGTAAACGCCACTAAGCTTCAACGTTTGCAAAGGTCGGCAAGGGTCGGTAGCAAGCGAAGGCGCAGTTTGACCAACCCAAGCACCAATTGCAGCCGCATCACTGAGTTCATTGTTTGCTGAATCACAGAATTGATTGATAGGCATGAAGCTAATCAACGAGCAATTACTCACAGGGGCGAAGGTGATTAGTTCTGCGTGTGTGCCTTTTTTGGGAATGTAAGCTAAACCGGGGATCTGGTGCATCGCGTCATAACGCTCTTCAAGCAACTCACCTAACTCTCGAATGGTGGTTTCATCATTGAGTGAGCACATGATGTGGTTATATTGAACATCCCCCAAAGCGGCTAGAGCACTAGTGATATCACCAGCGTCAACACTGACTGCGAAGATAGGCATAATTTCATCTTGTTTGCGGAAGTACTCCACCATCTCCACAATTTCAGAGGTTGCGCCATCTTTGCCGAAGTTCTCTGCGGCAATGGTTTCGTCCATACACAAAGTCACGGTATTTGGCCCAACTTTGGCACCTTCAATCGCATTACCAATGGCTAAGATGATCTGTTGTTCTTCTGCACTGTTCGCTAGGCTATTATCGATCTCAATAAAACAACCTGGTACGCGAATATTGCTAGGAATTTCGTTGAAGCTAATACTCATTATTTAGCATCCTTCTTGGTGGTTGTTTGTTTTGTCGAAGTGTCAAGAACCGTGCAGTCACCATCGTTGACGCGACGTAGCCAATAGGTGTTACGAGGTTTGCTTTCACCTGAAGTTTTTAAGGGCTCAAGCGTTTTAGGGTCTTTTACAGTGACGCCTTCTTTGGGCTTGATTGTGAATGTTAGTACTTTGGTTTTTTCCATTACGCTGCATCCTCTAGTGCAAAGTATTCCGCTGCCATTGCTAGTAGCTCTCGCTCTAGAGCTGGCGTCCAACCAATGAAGGTTCGCTTTGGCATCGTGTAATTTCGTTTAGTCAGTGTGCCGCCTTTCCAGCGACCAACCTTGCTATCAAAAAAGCCGTTTACTCGAGTAGTAAATGACACCTGTGACCCTTCGTTGTGCTCGCGTCCAATATCGCCAGCCACTCCTTTAATCCCGACTTCAAAATTGTCTTCAGTCACAATGGTTCGCATTGAGCGACCAAACCCTAACAGCATGTTTTTGTTGTTGGCGGTATGGGCGCCTTCCAAACCTTCCCTAATTTTGACTTTCTTCCTTCGCGTTCGACTTTGGTATGGGTTGTTATCAATATCTCGCTGAGCTCTTATCTGGGCTCGAAAGAATTGCCGTGTGCGATTCGCCATTCGTCTGTTCAGGTCGAATTTTTTAGATGCAGTGAGCACTAAGCCCTCAACAACTTGAGTTAACTGTTCGGGCGTTTTTAGTGTGAGTTCTGACATGGCAAGTCATTCTCGTGACCAACAAAGTGAACCAGTTCACCTAACTCATCTTCATCAACTGCGGCTTCAAACTGGTTATCACATCGGTATAGATCACCGGCTTGTTTCCAATCGCCTTGTTCATCTTTGATCAGGTTGTATTCTTCTCGAATATCGAGCTTTAGCTTTATGTCGTAATGTCCTTTGTCTAGACGTTCGACAGCAAATGTCGGCATGGTTAAACCTTTCTCGCTTCGGTGTTGGTCATACTTGTTTAGCCAACTGACAATGTGCATAAACAAATTGTCTGGGTTGAGAGAGGCATTTTGTACAAAGATAATGGCGGTATACTCGACTTCAAACCCGTCAATTTCATCGCCTTGAGTGCAAAAAATAGCGCCGTCTTCAGCCCATGAATCAAAGCTTTTTGCATCAACAATATGCGTCTTGAACAGGTCGGTTAGATTTTGCAACGCTTTCATCACACCCTCTCAAAGCGGTAGGTTTCTTCGCCATGAATGAGCATGTCTACCGCTTGGCGGTACTGGACTTCACATTCTTCTTTCTTGTCTTTTAGGGCCTCTTGCCTTTCTGCCGCGTCTTTGGTGGCATCTCCGCTCATTTGTGTGCTGATTAGCTGTGCGGCGGTAAGCGCAAACACGGCTTGCTTGTAGAGCGTCTCGCCTGACTCTTCATCCTCAAACCGTGCTTGCGACAAATCGGCTAAGTTAGCAAAAGGTTCTAAGGTGTCTTTTAGCTCTGAATGAACTTTCACACGCGATACTTTTGCGTGGTGCAGAATGCCTGCCTCTGTCTCATTGCTTTGGAAATGGAACAGAGACTGAAACTCTGAAATTTTTAGCGCTGGATATTTGCCAAAAGCAGGTAGCTCAGAGTTGTATATCTCGTTTTTGTTTCCGACATAATCAGCCATGACTCAACCTTATTCATTGGGTAGGGGATGCAGGCAGCACTCGCGATTATCATTGAGTACATAAGTACACATGAAGCGGCGAGAGAGCCTGCATTTGTGGGGTGTTAGTTAATTAGTGCCAAGCGCCTTTGATCCACAGTTTCACATTCTTGAATTCCATTGCAGCGGCCTTACCTTTTTCTTCAAGAACGTAAGCCATGTTCATAGACTCAAAGTTCTCAATCTGGTCTTTCTCATCGTTCTTTTTACCTGTAGAACGGCGCACAGAACCTTCTTGAATGTAGATAGACAAGTTATCGTAGCTAGTGACCATGATGCCTGTAGAAGGGAATCCCGGTACTTTTACCGCAGGTAGGCCACCATAAGTGCCGATAACTTGCATTTCTTGAATTTTGCCTTTCTCGCTAGGCGTATTGCCGTGCGCTTCGTAGAACTTAGCCTTATCGTAAGCAAGCAAATCAGAGCCGATAATTGCGACTAGGTTGCCATCGTTCTCACACGCATCGTGTAGAAGATTCTTGGTTTCAAGTACGGCTAGGTCTAAGTTGATAAAATCGCCTTTCTCTTTACCAGCAGAACCGTCACCACCTTCACCGATACGAATCACATTTGAACCATCAACCACTTCAGAAATCAGACGCTCTGAGTTGTGGTCGCGCATTGCTTGATACCAGCCTTTGTTTACATCTTCACCGTTAGGGTTGGCGTTTGCATCGGTATTGGCGGCTACTGTTTCGCCATACCAACCGATAGTAATTTTGTTGGCATCGATCTGCTCTCGGGTTGCTTTACTTAGCAGTGTGTTGAAGTTTTTATGATGCGCCCATGCGTCAAGCTTTGCGTAGCGAACCGCAGTGTCGAAGTTGGTTTGTTCACACATGTAAGGCATTGCCCCCATGCTTGAGTGATCTTTAGGTGTACGCTTACCTTCGCCAGAAGTGTCGGTGCGGCTGGCGATCATGCCTGTAACACCAAGGCCGATTGATTCACCTTTCTGATTTTTCACTGAGATGACGTTGATTTTCTTCAAGAACCAGTTGCTTTCGCGAATGGCTGCGATGATTTTTTGTGTACCACTTGGGCTTACATTAAACTTCTCTGTTGCGTCATCAGTGTCGTTTTGTGCTGCTACCGCTTTTACGTAAGCGCTAAGTTTTTCTTTGGTATGTTTTTGCATTGTGTTACCTAATTCAATTCGTTGTTGGTTTGGATAGAATCAGTGCTTACAAGTACGCGTCTTCTTCGCCGCCTGAACCTGCTGGGTTGCGTTCATCTTCATCAGTCAGCTTGCTTAACTTCTCAAGTTGACTGGACAGTTTCTCGACTTGACCAGAAAGCTCGGTTACTTGGCCTTTTAGTTCAGTAACTTCTTTGTTTTCTTCTTGGTCAGCTTTACCTTCTTCAGGTGTTTCTGTTTGCTTGCTTTGGGCGGATAGCTGGGTCACCAATTGACCTAGTTGGCTATTAAGCCCTTTGTTCTGCTCAATGCTTTGCTCAAGCAGCTCTTCGGTTTTTTTGCTCATTTCGTCGGGTTCCTGTTTTTGTGAGAGCTGCTCAGAATAGCCTTCGCCTTTGAGCCAGCTTTTGAATTGTTTGAATAGACCTTGCTCTGATTGTTCGGGGTTTTGCCCAGAAAGAGTGGAAAGATTGACTGTCTGCCCCGTTGAGACGTAGGTCTTATCCGCAGATTTATTAGATAACTGAATCTGTGTTGTACCCAGTGACGCGGGGTTGTCAGTAAGTGCGAGGCCCGTTAGATAGGCTTTTCCGGTTTCACCAAAATCTTCTTGGTATTCAACTGAGGTGTGGAGTAATTGGCCGTTCTCGACAGTGCGAAGTAACATTGAATTGGGTTTGATTACTGCCCATAGCTCATCGTTGCGCTTTTCAGCTGACAGCACTGAGCCGTACTTCCAACTCCATTGAAAGTGTTCTTCATTAATTAAGGCGTTGTACTTCTTCGGATCATAAGTGTCAGCGATATCGTCAATAACCTGTTGAGGTACATTACGTCCGTCTACCGTTGGCCCCGCCTTTAAAATGCAAATTGGCTCAGACTTGAACATCATTTCTCTCCTAAATTCGATGATTCCAATCTAACCAATGCCTTTGTCTTTTTGTATTTGTGCTGTTTCTAAATGGTGAATATAGAAAGCGCACAAGCTGAGTAATTTAGGGGGCTATAGCACTATGCCAACATGGATACGAATGTTATTAGCGATGCGCTATACACCACAGACCAAACGAGAGCGTTGGAATTGTTTTTGCGTCAACGAAAGCCGCCTGAAATTGCGGAGCAAGTTGGTGTGGCTACTCGCACGGTTCAGAAATGGATAACTCAGTTTGATTGGAAAAAGCTGAGGGACGATGCACCCGTTGAATTAATGCTAAGGCAGCGTATTGCCTACTTGATGTGGGTTGACCATAAACTCGAATGCCAAGAGCGCGAGCTGAAGATGCTGCTAGAGCAGCACTATAAAAACCAGAAATCAGAAGAGCGCTCTCGACCAGCTAGTTCTAGTGGTGGTGAGAATAAGCGAGGACGTAAATCAAATAAGGTTAAAAATGATATTTCTGGCATCACCAAAGAGATGCTGGATGAATACCGTGAAAAGACCTTTTTTGCCTACCAGAAAGAAATTCATGAGCACAAGCAAAATGATGAGATCAACGAGATTCGCTTTTATCTTAAATCTCGCCAGATTGGTTTGTCGTTCTATTTTGCATGGGAAGCGTTTGAAGATGCAGTGCTTAGCGGCGATAACCAGGTGTTTATTTCTGCGTCCAAGAAGCAGGCTTACATCTTTAAAAACTACATTCGCAAGTTTGCCTTAGAGCTTGCTGGCATTGATTTAAAAGGTAAAGACGACATTGAATTAAGCAATGGCGCTAACCTTATTTTCTGTTCAACTAATGTTTCATCTTCTCAGGGCTTTAACGGTCACATGTATTGGGATGAGGTTTTCTGGATACCTCGCTTTGGGGCACTTGATGACTATGCAGGTGGTATGTCGATTCAGGCTCAGTACCGTACAACCTACATATCAACCCCTTCTACTATGGCGCATGAGGCTTACCCAAAATGGTCTGGTAAGAAAGAAGACAACATTGACCTAAGCCATAAAGCACTGAAAGACGGTGCGCTTGGCCCCGACTACATCTTCCGTCAAATGATCACGGTTGATGATGCCATTGCCAAAGGTGGTGACAAGCTCTTCAACATGGAGAAGCTTAAGCGTAAGTATCCGGTTAAAGAGGTATTCGACAACCTGCTTCGCTGTAAATTCTTGGATGATAGCGCCTCGTTCTTTGCGCTCAAGGCGTTGTTGGCTTGCAAGACAGATACTGACTTGTGGCAGGACGTAGACCACGATAAAGCGAGACCAGTTGGTAATGCAGAGGTTTTGGTTGGTTATGATCCAAGAGGTGGCGGCACTGGTGAAGGTTCGGATGATGCAGGTTTAGTGGTTGCACTGAAGCCCAAAATCAAAGGTGGCGTATTTCGGGCTGTTGAGAAACTTCGCTTGAAAGGTTCGAGTTATGAACAACAAGCTGAAACCATTCGAAGCATTACCGAAAAGTACAACGTGGTTTATTTAGCGATGGACACTGGCGGCGTGGGCTCGGCGGTAGCGGAGTTGGTACGTAAGTTTTACCCGGCTCTGGTTGAGTTGAACTATTCACCAGAGATGAAGCGCATGATGGCATATAAAGCGCGAGAGATTATCAACAATGGGCGCTTCTTGTTTGATGAGGATTGGGATGACCTAGTGCATTCCTTCTTGATGATTCGCCAGCAAACCACCGATAAAAGCGGACAAGTCACCTTTGTTTCCAATCGTAGCAAGATAGGTTCGCATGCTGATTTAGCATGGGCCTCAATGCACGTTCTAGCCTGGGAACCAATAGATGTTAATGCAGATAACGATACAAGCGTAACGTTCTTCTAAGAACTGGAGAGAACAAGTGATTGAGATTGAATTTTCTAAACCCGTAAGTGTGATGAATAGCGATATTCTGAGCTATTTAGAAGTGGCGTTAATTGATGGCTTATATGAGCCGCCAATACCGCTTGATACTTTGGCTAAGGCCTTACGCGTGAACCCCATGCATGCCAGCGCAATAGAATTCAAACGTAATACGTTGATTTTGGCTATTGCGTTGAGTGGGTTGTTATCTCGCCAAGATGCAAAGCGCTTTATTCAAGACTACTTAACGTTTGGTAATGGCTACCTGCAAGTTATACGCAGCTTCCGTGGGCTAGGTGAGCCTGTTAAGTTGAAGCACTTGCCCGCGCTTTATATGCGTAGGCGTGAAGACTTAGGCTGGACATACAAACCACGCGCTTACGATGATGAAGGGCGCATTGACTATAAGTACGGGCAAGTATTTCATTTGGGTGACTATGATATTGCTCAAGAGCTTTATGGCTTACCAAGTCATGTTAGTGGTCTCACCTCTATCTGGCTAAATGAAGATGCCACTTTGTTTCGTCGTCAGTATTTCCGTAATGGTAATCACGCTGGTTATTTGTTGTATATGAATGAGCCAACAATGACCAAAAAGCAGGAAGACGAGATCAAGAAACAGCTTCAGGCACAAGAAGGCATGGCATTCAAGAACCTGTTTGTTAATGCGAAGGGTAAAGATACCAAATCACCTGAATTAAAAGCGATAGGGCAGGTTGAAGCGAAAGATGCGTTTAAAGATGTGAAAAATCAGACCATGACGGATGTATTGGCTCTTCATCGTGTCCCTATCGAGTTAATGAGTGTTCGCCGCGAGAGTATTACGTCACTCGATCTCAGTAAGGTTGATTGGTTGTTTCACAAAAATGAGCTACTACCGCTGATTGATATGATGCAGGAGCTGGATGATTTTGTTGGGCAGGAGGTGATTATGGCTAAGGAGTATAAGAAGTTAGATGATGTGTAGAAACTAGGATAACTTTCTGTGTTTCAAGTAACAAAAGTCAAATTGAATCATGTCGTTATAAATTAAGCTATCTTATCATACGTATTTTATTGCATACGAGGCATTTATGATTAACAGACAATTCTTCAGCCACCTAAAGCTGTTGAGAGACACATACGAGGAACCACCACAATATAACCTTTTCAGTGTCCTTAGATCGGAGTCTGATGAAGTTAGGCTTCATTCTCGTTTTTTAGTCGATGTTCTTAGTCCGAGTGGCTGCCACAATCAAGGTGAGCTATTTCTCACTAGTTTTCTTAAGCGTCAGGGGTTAGAGGTTTCAGGAAACATTGAAGTTCTTTGCGAGTATAAGAGCATTGATATTTTGATACGCTCTGAAAACACAGCTGTCATCATAGAAAATAAAATCTATGCTGGTGATCAGGATAAGCAACTTCAGCGTTACTACCAAACCATGCATGACGAAGGATACAAAGATATCCATCTTTTTTATCTTACGTTAGATGGCAAAGAACCTAGTCCAGAGAGTATTGGTACTTTGGACAAGAAAATTACCAATATAAGCTATCGCTCAGATATACATGACTGGATCGATCGTTGTACTGAACTCTCTGCTCGTAATGCCCCTTTGCGTGAAGCTTTCATTCAATACCTAGACTTAATAAACCATTTAACTAATCGGGTTGAGAATATGGAACACATCGAAAGATTAAAGAAACTGTTGTTGGAAGGTGACAACTTAGAGTCTGTCTCCGAATTAAATCAAGCGTATGAAGAAATCGTTGTCGATGCCCAGTTGTCAATGTGGGAGATGCTTGGTAAGAAAATGACTGAACAATTGGGTGAGCTATCAAGCGACTCAATAGCTCACGAACATGATCCAAGGGAAACAGTCAGAAAATATGTTCAAGCTAGACGTAATTCTAAATGGATCATTCAAGAGTTTGAATTACGTGATTACCCTTCGTTCTATTTATATGTAGAACAAGACCACCATTTGTATTTTGGTCTGTATCAAAACAAGGATTCAAAACAAGCAAAGCAAACCAAGCTCCCCGAATTAGAACATGACTATGAGGTGGAAAATGGCACCACGTTGTTTAAGTATCCAAAGAAAAAAATAAACTTTCGAAACCTTAGCACAAATGACGTGAAGTCTCTTCTAAATCCAGAGTTTTTAAATGATTTTACCCAAGAGATAGTTGATGAGCTTGTTGCTTTGCATCAATCGATAATGGATGCGTTGTAACCTTCAGGGGTTGTCAGGGAGCTAATCATTGGCGAGCAACTTTCAGAACTCGCCCCCCCATAAACTGCTCTAGTTCTATTTTTACTTGGTGCATTTCATTCATGGGGACTGATATTTCAAACTGTGTGCTTGCAGGTCGAGTATGATGTTATACATCTCTAAATCAGGACGAGCGTTCGTCGTGAGAGTATTATCTCCCTCGACCTGACTGTTCCACAAGAACGACCTGCTTTCGCTGAACGATGCACTGCAGGAGTTGAATGATGTCACAAATCAGAAAGTAATTATTGATGATGACTATAAAACCATTTTAAATAATCTAATTACTGATATATAGGCAATGCATTCGTAAAACAAATGAAAAGGTTCTAGGTATTATGAAATGGTTGAAACACAAAGTCTGGATCCTGTTTGCATTGCTTTCAGCAATGTTTTTTATAAGCTTAGTTTTCTATTTATCTGGCTTACATATCAAAGATATTTCGGAGAAAAACAGTGAAATAGCAAAAAATAATATTGAGAGTCAGAAGAAAAAAGTTACTGAATATGTATCGAAAGTAGAGAACCATGTAGAAAAACAAACCGTAGTACAAGAAACTGAAGCAGAAAACTTGTTTACAGGTATAGGTATGACAAACCTGCATCAAGGAATCCAAGTTAAAATAGAAGGTATTGAGGTCGATACTAAATTTTTTAATTATGAAAATCATTACAACATCGAGAAAAAATATTCTGGCCTGACGAGCTTTCAACCCAACCATGTAGCATTCGACCCAGATTATCCTAATCGAGGCTATCCAAATCTATACATAACAGTTTTAGAGCCTAAACCGTTCAGCGATAAAAGTTTCCTTGAGAGAATGACTGATGGTAGTTTTTTGTACAGTGGCGCCAATTTTACTGGTAAACAAAACTCGAAGATTGACGCTTTCTATTGGAAAACAGATAACCATACATTGTTAATTGAGGAACATGCATTACAATTCGCTCTGGATGTATACACCCACTTCGATGAAAAAAACTATAGAAAAGGATACAAAAAGAAGTATGAAAAAGATGTTTTCGGAGAAGATATTAAAAACAATTATGAGTGGGACAATATAAGATACCCACACATAAAAATAGCCCTTTCATTTAATCCCCAAAGCCCAGAACTAGCTGCAGAGAAAAACGTATCTTCTCCAAAGTTCGCCGTAGCAGCCGTTGAGCTGATTAGAAGTCAAGACTACGCTTATGATAAAAAGTCTAAAGGAGAGATGGGGTCAGCCAAGCATTTTACCGCAGGGTTTACATTGCCTCTGTATCCAGAATTCGAATTACTTCCCCTAAGCTCTAATCGGGACAATCTACAGGAAGGCAGCAGCAAAAAAGATCTTAGACAAGATATTAAGCGTTTGAAAGGAAGTTCGTCGGATGAAGTTGTAAACAGCAAGTTCTTTAATAAGACGCAATACAGCCTTATTAATATCGCCAATATTGGCACCTTATCTAAAGGCAACTTTTTTCTTGGGGAAAAGCGCACCTCTGAAGCTTATAGGTTTGTTTTTGCGATTCATCTTTTTGCTTACGGAGACTGGGTAACACAATATACTCCGTTAGCATCTGAATGGGGTGGTATAGAAGAAAAGGCTCAGTTAAAGATCAAGGATTCTTTGATAGACAGAGCTTTATCTGGGTTAGTGGACACATTTATACCCACATTTGGGATTGGTTCTTGGGGGCAGTACTTGTTCATAGGTATCTGCGTATTTCTAGCTATTCCTTTTGTCCCTGTACTCTTACAAGTTGTTTTATCTATAGCTAGTTTTTTTAGACTTCTCTTTAGATAAATACAGGTATTTAACGGGGCTATGATTACTTTTCTAGACTTGAAAGGCAGAACTTTTGTTCTGTCTTTCTTCTAATGGCGATTCCTTTACATGAGTTCTGTTCAAGTCGGCAATCTTTACCATTCACAAACACCCATCTTAGATACTCGTTACAGGCGCCAACGCGGTCGCCCTGATTGAACTTCTTAAGCAGGGTGGAGCGCGCAAAATTGCCAGCGCCCAGGTTGTAGACGAAGCTGACCATCATGTCGTATTCGCCTTGGCTGGGTGTTTGGCTGATATGTTTGTTCACCACTCGCTGTGCAGTGGCGATGTCTGTGACGAAATACTCTGCGACTTGTTGGTCGGTTAGTCTGGTCTTTTGAGTGACGCCTTGGGTATGGCCTAAACCGACCGTCCAGACATTCGCGCTGCATTGGTAGGATTTAAGGCGACAACCTTCTTCGTTGGCGATATGGCGCAATCCGTTTTCACTGACGCTTAACTCTGAGTCGATAGTAAAGACAATGGCAAGAATTGAAGTGACAGAGCACACCACCGCCTGTATTGCTTTGGTTTTTAGGCTCATATTGCTTCGTCCTGTTGTGAGTTCAGCTTGTCTAGTTTGGCTTGGTTGAGTTTGGTGGCAACGGCATAGTGGCGAATAGCCATGACGCCCGAAACGATACCTACAAAGATTGCGATAAGCTGCGCTATATCGTTCACACCAAAGCTGATTAGGGTTGCACTAACAGACGTTAGAGTTTTCTTTAATCCAGTAATGTCTAGCAAAGAAACAACTAACGCTTTTACCTCTGTTTGGTTCATTGATTTTTCTCTCGTAACTAGTGATTAGCTCCCCACAAAACCAGTGTATCGAGCTGAGGTTTAAAGGGTACTTATGGCATTTCTAGTGCGGAGATATAGAAGTTTGGAGGCAGAAAGAACACACCCAGCGTCTAGGCTGGGTGAGGTGGTTAGCTAGCTATACCAGAGAGAGTAGGGCGTTCGCCGAATGGAAAGTCCTGTGCTTCAGGGTAGTCGCTTAATGTTTTACGGTCTTGGAGCAGTTGCAGAAACTGTTCACTGTTCTTAATTGGAGAAGTTCGTAGGTCAGTAGGGTACTGTTGATCTTTTTCGTATTGGTCAATGCGGTTGAGTACTTTTGAAAGTTCGCTTCCTCTCCATGCTTTTTCTTCATCAACTTTGAAAGGTCGATGACGATCAATGTCATATTGCCAACCTGCTTCATCGCTCACCCATGAATCGTAGGGCTCATAAGCTAAGAGTGTGTGAGTTACGGGCAGCTCTCCGAGTTCTTCAACTAGATAGTCAATGAGTGCTCTGTTGTCGCGGTCTTTGGCATACGCCATTTTTTCTCGATGATCGATAAGCTGTAACCACTGGCCATCAACTAGTTTAATCGCGTAGCCTGTATCTGGTTTTGGTGGTTCTTCCCAAGAATGCTTTTCTGGTAACTCAAAGTTATAGTCAGAAACAATGAACTCATTACCCCACTCATCATAGAAAGGTCGCCCAATGTGGATTCTATAGACGTTCCAGCCTGTTTCTTTTGAGTGAAGAACAGTATGAGTTTCTTTGTCATATTCTGGAGGCTCTTCGCGAATTGCCCATTTTGGATAATCACCATCAGGTTCACCAATGATAAAGCGTTGACCGGACTCATTCCAAAAAGGCTTCCATGTCATATCTTCTATTTCATCTGACCATTTTTCTGTCTTTTGGTCATAACGAGCAATCATGCCCTCTTGAGATGGCTTATACAGATTTAAAGTGCAGTTTGGACTTAATGCCGTGCCTTTCGCCACGTGCTCTGATTCGTTGCGAATCCACCAACCATCTTGCGTAAATCTGGATACTTGTACAATTTGGGTCTTGTCAAAAAACACTGCTTTCATAGTGCTTACTGGTTTGTCAAAGTCTACATTGTTTGAGTAGTTGTTAATCATAATTAGGCCATCCTCACGATAAAGTTACATTTACGGTGGTTGATAGTGTTTTTTAAAGCACCAAATAGCGCAATTGTTAGAGTGTGAGAGTGAGTGCCTATATATGTTGAGTGATTATGCGTGTCTGCTTTTGTTCTCGGTTCGCCTGTCTTCGAATTGGCATTCCAATCCGCATATTTTAAGGGGGAACCAGAGTCTGATGATCCGGCATCAACGCCGTGAGAGTGAGTGTTTGACGTTGTGGTTTTGGTTCCCAGATCTGTTGTATCCACTCTTGAATTAGGGTGTCCATGATTTTTAACTTGTCCTTCTTCATATACACCTACAGTCTCATTGCTTTCTTTACCGACTAGCCCCAATCCTTCCATGGTGGGAATGATGCCGCTTGGATATACTAGTGCTAATTTGGGATTAGCTTGCTGATCAAATGCTTGGTTAAGCATAAAAGCATATTTATCTGACCCCGGAAGAGTATCCGAAAACCACGGAATAGGAGCACCTACGGGATAAATTCGGTCAGACAGTGAAAGCCACATTTTCTCAACCAATGGCTCCCACAAGTTGTTTACCAGTTTGTCTATGATGTGGGGAACACCTAAGGCATAGACCAGTTTTTTAACGGTCAAAAAAGAGTTGTCACTAGTTCCTTCTTCAACTTGCTTATTGGTCGCAATTTTTGCAATACCTGCTCGGTCTTCTGTTGCGCTATAAGGATTGAGCATTTCCACCGTAATATTTTCAATCGTTGAAGCGGCTAGGTTTAATTCACATGCTTCAGTCACAGCTGAATCTTGTTGTTTATAAGTAATGACATCACCATCTCTACTATCGACAGCGAATAGAGTGCCATCATCTAACCAGTATCCTAACTCTTTACCTTCAAAGGCCTCGCTTCCATCCCATGTAGTTTCAAAATGAAGTTGACCAAGTGCTGTTACTTCACCACGAGTGATTGCTTTGCGTTGAACTTCGTTACGTAAGCTCGTCTGGTCTTTGTTAGGTATATAGCCTTCAGTGCCTATACTGATTTCTGAAATTTTGTAACTGATACCAAGTTCGCCAGCTCTAATTGAAGCCGCGATACCCGCATCGGTAATCAATAAACTCATTGTGTGACCTCGTATTTATGCAGGTTTCTAATGTGTCGATAATTCGCCATCTGGTGATGAACTCTGAATTTTGAGTAATAAATCCAAGCAATTTCGGTATGCGGTAATCTGTATTTCTCAAATGCTTGCCAAGCTTGAGCGCTGTGATGACGAGATTCGTCATACAATGAGCCATACATAAGGTTTGGCTCTTGCACATCATCAAATACCCGCCCACTTTGTTGGCCTGCTGTGTTGTTTAAAAGAGTCTGATAGTCTGAAATCCTCCAGCCAAACCCTTGTTCCTCAAAATCTGTTAATAGTGATAATTCAATATCGTCATGGGTTTTCTTAAAGTCTTTCGCTATACCGTTAATGGTATTGGTCAGCTCTGCATTCTCGGTGTCTTGCCAGTATTCACCTTGAGGAAGTAACCCACGGTAAGCATCAGCAAAATCCCCTTCGTTGTACTCAATAATTAAGTCGGAGGTGTCCATGTGACGGCTCCTAATACATGAATCTGGTTATTGTCGATAGCCACTTCGCCCACAGGTGCTTTGACAATAAAGTTATTGGTCACCGCTGAAATCACTAACACAATTTCAGTGTTGGTGATGGAGTCTGGTTTTTTGGTATCAGGGTTTATCTTGCCCATTTTCCCTTTGACAAAGTTTTCAAGGGCCGTGACAACATCATCACGAGTTGTTTGGTCTTCAATGCCTTGAATCTCTATAGCGAGTGGGGCTTTTTCTGGGAGATGAGCAAACGGATGACAACCAGCGAGTCGGTTAGATTCAAAGGTCTCTTGAACAAGGTTTACCACTTCACCGCTTAGCGTTGGGTCGTTCTCACGTGCACCAATATAGACCTCTACCATGCCGCGCTCTGGCGTGTTATCGAGCGCCCAAGCAAAATCGACATCAGAGTGAGCCGATACTGCCCACACTTCATAATCTTCTGATTTGCCGATAAGTTCATTCTTCTCGAATGCCACAATTACTCGCGTTCGCCAATGCTCTAACTCTTCGATATCTGCACCACCTTCAATACCAAGAGATAAGATATTATTAGGGTCGATACCGCTTAGTCCTTCAGTGAGGGTGAGTTTAGCGCCGTTTGGTAAATTACTGGCTGTCCCTGATTCAAGTGCAATGACGTCTACAGGCACATTGCTGTACTGCTCTTTAGTAGTTTCATACTCTTTGTCACCGTAGATTAGGCGAGTACCCTTTGCGATCACTACTGTTCCACCTAGCTCAGTAAACTGTACTGTGCCCTTTGCAAAGGTAGGTAAGAGGCGTGCCGTATTGTGGCGATTAGCATGCAGGTATAGCCACACTTCAGAGCAGGTTTCAGGGTGCAGTTGTCTGAAAAGCAAATCTTGATAGCCATATTGCCCATAGCTGACTCCAGCAATGGCAGAGGCTATCGCTTTGGTGGCTGGGTTACTTTGCCCTGTTTCTGCCGTCAGGTTGGCTTCAGCACGAGCGATTAAGCTCTCAAGGCTCACTTGTGTACTCATTTATCTACCTTCGATAGTGGAACATCAAATGTGGAGCCGTCCGTTAGGGTTATCATGACATTACGGCCCATTTGGTTTGGTTTCTCTCTCCAAACATTGACTTCAATGGTTTTGGCGTGACCTTGTTGAATTAACCAGGCGAGAGCTTCTTCATAAAAGCGCTTGGCAAGCCTTAAGGTTTCGTCAGTTAATTTGGCTCGTTTGAGTGTCCAGTCACGAGAGCCGACAATCTCTATCAGTTCACCGCTCCAAGTACCGCCGCGCTCATGGTTGTCCATTCTGGCGCGGTCATTTTTGGTTGACTCTGCGTAGTTGTAGACGCTTTGCAGTACCGCATGAGTCATACCGTCTTTGGAATCCACAGACTCTATCAGTGCGTTCAATTTAAAATGGCTCATGCTTTGTTTGGTCCTTCTGTAGTCTTGGTCGTGTTGTCGTCTTCATAATCATGGTCGTGCGTTTCGACTTTGACGCCGCCGAACGTACCAGACTGACCACCGACAGAGCCTTCAACTTCTGCATTCTTCGCCACGCTCAGGTTGCCGCCTATTTCTACATCTTTAGAAAACGTGGTTTTGTCAGCGATAACGTTCACTAATGGCGCTTTGATAGAGACTTCATTCGCTGCTACTACATCGACCTTACCTTTGGTCGCATAAACCTTAATGCCTTCTTCGGTTTGATGGATTAAATTTCCCTTGTCATCGAGCATGGCGACCTCACCGGGCTTTAAGTCGATTTGGTAGCGCTCATCTTCAACATTGACGGTAATCCCACGCGCAGTGACACCGCCGATAAACAGATTGTAAGCCTTGGCTTCTGGTAGTGGTCGGCTCATAAAGCCGTAGTTGTGGACGCGCTTAATTCGGTCATTGGTGCGGCCTGTTGCCGTTCTGATTTGCAACATGCCCGTGGTTGCACCTGTCACCGTGCCTGTTCCGATCAAGTTCTTGATACGAGCCATTAATCGCTGTTGTTGCTGACGCTGAGCACTAGACATGACTTTGCTCCTTAAACGGTCTGACCAACTCAACGGAAGTGCTCGCGGAGCTTTCGGACACCGATAGGCCAAGAGACTTGATCACCAGCATTTCGCTAAAACTCTGCTCTTTGTCGATCACTCGAATCACTCGGTTTAATCCATCAATCGCAAGCTGAGGAAAGAGATCTGCGACAGACGTTGAAGCGGTCAGGCTTTCCGCTATGGCTATGTTGCGTTCATACTTGGCGCGAGATAAACACGCTGCACTGCTTTGCAGTTGGTCACAAGTGATCACCATAGTGCGCGAGCTATCAATGCTAGGGTTAGTGACTTGAGCGCTGGCATCATCCCACTGACCCTGCACATCAATGGTATGAAACTGCCTATTGAAGGCGCGTTTTATCTTTAAGCTGTCTATGTTGTTGCCTGTTTCAAGGCCAACATTGTTAATCGTTGCATGCGCTGTGTTCTCAATAGTCAGTACACCATTTCGCTCGATAAGCATGTAGCCTTGTTCACGGATGAGCTGAGCAACATTTTCAACCGGAGACTCGGCGTTAATCTGAAACTCTTCAATCTTCGGCATGCCTTTAACGAGGCTCTTTACCCCTAAACCAAATGGCTTTGCCAGTTTTCTAAGCAGTTCTTCAACATTGAGGTTGTAAAGCGCATCCATAGTGATGCGCGAGTCAATCATGTTGGCGCTCTTGGAACGTCCTACTATTGGCATAGTTAAAGCGCTTGCACCTGTCTCGTTTTCTGCCTCATCTATCTGACCGATTAAGATGGATTGGTCATTGAGGAAGAACTCTACCGACAACGGGCGCTCAATGTTCATTGGTTCAATCGAGCAGCTAAATGTGTGGGCCAATTGCTCTGTTGAGTAGTTCAAGTTAGCTTGGTAGAAAGTATGCTGTTTTCCGTCAATGTACATCGTGAGTTGATTCATCGTGCATCCCTCACCGCTATATCACCACGGATAAACAAAGGGTGCTGAAGTGCATTCATTTTGGTAATAACGTTCTCATTGGTGTACTCGTCATGGGCAATGGTTAACGCTGACTTAAAGTGAGGTGACTGCACAGTTCTGTGCGCTTTGGTTCCCTCGGCTACTTTGTCGTACTGAGTCTGCACGTTGCTTTTTAGTGAGGTGAGGGCGTCATAGAGCTCGATGCTTTCTTGCGTAGAGACTTGAGTGGTTTCCTTGATGCGTTCATCAACGTTGCCAATTAGCGTTGAGAGATCACTTTGAATAATCTCTGGTTGCTTTTGGGCTAGGGTGACCTCAAAGCTGTCATTGGCTTCTAGGTCAGTCACGTCTTTACTCATCTTCACCGCGCCCGTCACTATTTGTACATTGTGGTGTTTTGTTGGGCTATCGGTTTTTACTTCGCCAAGCATTAAAGCTTGAGCACTGCGTGAGTTATCTACGGCTTCACTCTCAGAAGCTGGCTCTGATTGAACTCCTTCAGATACCGTATCGACAGCGCTTGAAAACAGATCAGCAAACTGGACAGGGTTAGTGCTCAAACTGCTCACGGCAGAGAAGGCTTCATTTATTGCTAGGTTAATATCTTGCAGCGAATCATCGGCTAGGTTCAGGCGGTTAGTAATATCAACCAACACATTGAGCGCATTGGTTGCGTTGTTTTGAGCTTCGTTGATTTGAGACACATCCAGCCCTTTAACCTCTTCAACAAATGATTGTTTAGACAGGCTTTCTACTATGTCAGCTTGTGCCTTGGTGCGTACTGTTGTCGGTGCAGTGATGGAAGGCGAAGTACCAGAGCGCACAAACTTAAGACTTAATGTTACTAGACCTTTCTTCGTGCTGAAGCTTAGCGAATGGTCTTTAAAGACTAGCTGTAGTTCACCTAACCAAGGGTGCTCAAGCTCTCCTTGTGGGTTCGTTTCAAGGTCATCGATGAGTGCATTCGTATCTGCAAGTGAGCTCGCACCCACGAACACAACTTCAAAGGTGAAGGCTCGGGCTTTCGTGCCCATGACTTTTATGTGTGGTAAGTCAGCGTATGGGATTTCACTCACTTGCAGACGCTTACCACCATCAAAGGAGGTAGACAGGATATTGAGCTTAAGCCCATTCCATCTAGCGTGCTCGTGTTGTCGTTCCCACATGAGAAAACCCACCAATAGAAGAAAAATAGGAAATAGGCAGCGATTGGAAGTTTTGGAACTGGTTAGGGCGCTCAGCGCTCGTTCGGACTCACCCCTCCCTCCACACCAAAATTCCACACTGCAATTTTGCGATCCTAAAAGTGATCGTGTTTCGGTAGGATTAGTAAAGCACAGCCCCCGAAAAATCTATATCGAGGGCTGTTTTAGATGGGGAATTTAGAGATCGTTAGAGATCGTTTATGTTCGTTATAGACAGCTCGTTACCAAGCAATACTTAGTTAGACATGTCTCTAATAACTTCTAAACTTGTGACACTTCTTGAACTTTCTGTTGGCGTAATGTGAAGTGCAGTTTTGTCACCGTTGGGGCTAGCTTCGATATACATGTCTATAAATGTGCGCTTTAGCGCTAAAAAACTAAAGTCCGAATTGAAGAAGTTGGGGATAACGTTTTCATGTGTAAAGCTAAGTTCATCAAGATCACTGTCGCATTTGTTTGATGTTGCCTCTCTATATTCTTCTGATGGGACATCGAAGTCTAATGTGGCGACATCTTTGCCTAACACTACTTCCTCACCTTCGAGCAGACTCGATATAAAGTCAATTGCTTCATATTGCTTTGGCGTTACCTCTATCTCTCCGAAAATTGGCGTGCTCAAAGAGTATTTCTTAGTGATTTTTCTATAACACTCAATTACATGAAGTAGGCTAGCTATGTTTGAGAAAAGCTTTAGTTGGTTTTCATTGATGCATTGGCTTGAGTAGAATACGTCTGTTGTATACCCTTCTTCAAATTCAATGGCGACACTTAAAACACCTCCGTCATGTAGAACGTCTTTTGCCCAGAGTAGTTTATTGAAAAATGGCAGTTTCTGGATGTCTTTTCCGTACCAAACTGTACTATCAAAGTTGTAGTTGAATGTCATTGAAGACGTATTTATGTTGTAGAACGCCGTAATTTCTAAAAGTCGATTGAACGCTAATGCTGTAAATTTCAGGCCGTCTTTTAAAGTGATATATTTCCCTTTAAAAGTCCCCAAATACACCTGTTGTGACTTGGAGACAGCATAAAGATCAACTTTAACCCTAGTGGACGCGGGCTCGATTGATAACTGAGAACCTTCGCTTAGGTTATTCCCAATTGTTTCAAATAATTTGGAACCAGTGAAGTTGAAAGAGGTAGAATCCAATGTTACGGGTTCCCCAGTGCTTCTCATCTTATCAAGCTGCTTTTGAAAGTTCTGTCCTTCATGAAATGGCATTGATAAACCAAAGCTAGCATCATTAGTTTTAGCAGAAATCTCACGGAGTTCTTTGCCGTCAACGATACTAGTCTGTACAGAAAAGCGTGGGTCTAGGGCGTTGAGTTGATCGTCAATGAATTTGATTGCTTTAGATGCGTTAAGCAAGCGGCTATTTCCACTAATGAATTCAAGGGTGTTTCTCATTACTCTTGAGTCTATATCTTCTTTTGGAATTAATTCCTTTCCAATATTGTCCCTTATAAAAGCATGGGCAGACTCTTTCCAACTTATTAGTGTTTTGACAGGATAACGGTGTTCATCTCTGTCTATCAATGTTGCACACTTGGTACATAGCCAAATACCATTATCGTAACTCTTTCTAGATTCCTCTGATTGCTCGTTATCATAACGAGGTCCTCCTGGAGATGCAGCACAGATATGTGCTGCTATGCCAATGTTTAATAGGGATTTACTATCGGCCTTTGTAGATATAGTTAGTTCTCTACAATCTGGATTTGAGCAGAAACCGTTGACATGTTCACGTAAGGAGCGTTTCACGCTCTCAGGGAAATCGTGCCTTTTGTGTGAGGATCTCATATAAAAAATCGAATATAGCGGGAAACCGATAAGTAATGTAACTACTAATCTGATAGAAAAACAAGAGCATAAAATATTAATGGTTACTTAGGTTCAACTTTCGAAAAAACTCATCTGGTTCACATCGCCCTTGCATAGTTCGGGCTGCAATTTCGGATCAGGCGGTTGGCCTACTGTATCAATAATCCCCTCAACAGACGTTAGTGTGTGAAAGCGAACCCCGCAGTTAAAGTTCATACATTGCCAATAGGCTTTTCGTGTTTCGTTCGTCATCTCTTGAGAGGTAACGATTCGGGTTTTGCAACCGCACTTGGGGCATGGCATTAGCACTGACTTACTCCTTAATCTCTTACACTCTCATACTTACCTTGCTTGCGAGGTATAGGTAACGAGTCGGTTTCAATTGCTTGAACTAGGCCACTTGAGGAAGTGTCTCGGTTTATGAACTCCTCCCACTCTGGATCGGAGCGGTTTAGTTCCTGTTCCAAGAAGAAGTTATCTATGATTTTTTGGCTTTTGAGTGGAATTCTACAGTTATTGCCACTGGACCAAGGGCGGTCGCTCCCGCTCCCTTCAGAAGCCTCCGACAAGTCGGAGGCTTTCTTAATTAACTTCCACTCTGTCTCACGGGTAAACACCACTAAACCAGAGCCCTTAAGCCCGTCTGTAGCCTTGATAATCTCACCGTATTTGTTTTCACGTTCTCTCTTGAGCAACTTGATTGGACGCATAGAAGCACTTAAGCGGTGACCGCCCATATAATCCATGTAAACAGAAAAGAAACCGTTATCTGCTGCTCTTCTTGCTTTCTCGAACAAACAAAACTCTTGCTCTTCATCAATGCGGCGAAGTTCGCGCCAAATAGTTACAGGTGGAGTACGCTGAAATTGAAACTGACGAAAACAGAAAGTCCGTGACCAAGCTGTCACGTTCTTTACAGTGTCTTGTAGTTTCGCTCTTTTGTTGTCGGTATCAGTCAAGCCTTCAAGGGCGTGACCGTCTACGTTTTTGGAAATGTATTTCGCTAGATAAGCAACAGCACCGCCAGAATCCTTATCAATAAATTTCGCATCAAAGCGAGCTTTCATTGCTTTGGTTTTAGGCGTACCGTCTTCAAAAAATAGGTCTTGCTTCTCACGAAATTGATAAGCTTGTAGACCACCAATAAAAGCTTTGACTTGTTCTAGTGGCATAAAAAACACCCCATGCCAGTGCGGTGTTCCATCTTGGTGAGGCTCAACAACTCTCATTCCGTAGTAAGTTAGGTTACGGTAGTCTGCCCAAGCTCGAAACAATTCCCATCCTTTGCTTAACCATGCGTGAGCGTCTTTAGGTGCACTGCTGTCAAAGTTTGAGTTCTCAATCCAATATTTTCCGTGCTTCTTCAAGCGATGAAAGCGACTAGGAGCGGTCAAAGTAATGAATACAGCAATGTGATTATTACTTTCTGCATACTCTTGACATCCCGCAATACGAGTCATCAACTCATGACGGCGGTTAGCAGGGTTACTTTGTGAAGAATCAACAACAGTTTGTAGATCTACGGTATCGCCGTTTTCTGACTCGATAGCCATAAGTTCTATCCACTCACGCTGTCTATCTTGTCGAATTGTGAGCCACTCACATGCAGAGATCGAAGCATAAGGTGAGGTATGTGGAGAAACCATTCCTGCCGCACGTCGGGCATTTTCAAACGCAGCAACGACAATTCGACCAATGGCTCTGCGCCAGAAGCTTTCATCCATTAGGCGTACCATCATAGAGTAAGCTTGGTTGTTATCTTCTACATGAGCGAACTGAGGTAGCCACAGAGAAGCTCCAACAAACTCATTAATGAACTTGATGGTCTCTAAAGGGGTTAATCCTTTCTCAGCAGCAAGACGAATACGGTTGCCGCATCGACCTGCCAACTCAATGGCTAACTTAGCTCGCTTAATTTCACTATCTACCTTCCACCAAGGTTCAGGAACGACACTAAATGCCGCAGCTACCGCACTGCTGCGCTTTTCGATAAAGTTGATAGCACGCTTAAAACCGTATTTCCTAAGCCGAGCTGCAGACGCTTTATCAATATAGTTACGAATATCGAATGGCAACTTGAGCTTGTTAGCAGTGCTCGAAGCAAACTCGAAAACACGTTCACGTGGTGATGGTTCATCTTTGTAGACGAACTGACGCGACTCGTGATCAAAGTGCGAAACCTTACTGTAAGTATCCTTGTTCTGTAGATACGTCATCAGCTCCCGATGCAAGTTGCTTGGGAGCCGATTAAGTGGATTATTAAGATTGACGCTATGCTGTTTCATTTACTTTTTTGCCACGGTTCTGTCAGGGAGTTGATTGGCAGAAACTCTAAGCTTTTCGCGCCAGCCTCTTTTAGGTTCAAGAACCTCTTTTGGTTCGGGCTGTGCTCTGCGTTTTAGTCCGTGTTTCTTCCGTAACTTTTCCAATAAATACAGCCCCCTCTGGCATTGGTTGTCATCTAGTGGTTCTTTTGCCATTCCTGCCATATCAGGACAGGGTAAAAAGCTTGGGTGTTCGGTTGCGACCTCTCCAGTGTAAGGAGAAATAGCAGGTGTGTAGCTAACATCATCAGTAAACATATAACCTCCAGCGTACTTATGTTTCTCACACAGCTTCTAGCTCATGTGCATCTAAAACCAAATAACCGCCAGCGCCTTCACCTTGGCTCAAAACACCACGCAGCAAGTGATTGCACTCCAGTTGAGCGCAAGCTTGCTTGACTGCATCGTCAAGGTTCTCAAAATCACCCAATTCAGTGACTTCAGGCTCAAACGTTTTAGCGTGGCGCTTCATAGCGCCATCACCGAATAAACGAAGGGCGAAATATTTCATTAACCAGCCTCCAAAGTTGGGTAACCATGAATAGGCTCACAGTCGCGCCACCAAATCTGCATAGTGGTCTTTTGGCTAGTGTCACGAACACTGGCGGAAACAAAGAAAAGAGCACGAATAGCGCCTAGGGCTTGATGATGAGTTGCAGCATCGGTTGACTGATTAAAAACGACAACCCAATAAACCCACCAAGCAGTAATGAAGTCAGAAAGGCATAAACCCTGCTCAGTACCATTTACGTTTACAAGCATTGCGCGTGTTGAATCCAGCTCAAGCATGTCGCCTTGACTAGATTTAACAGCATTGAAGATGCGCACAAACTGCTCAATCTTGCGAGTAGTAAAACCTTCATTACGTAGGCCGTGTTCAAGCTCATGGCGAAAGACAGTAATTACATTGCTCATGCCTAACCCCCGATAACTTCTAAGCAGTACTGCTCGAATTGGTATAACGCTTCATCATCCCAACGACCCAAGTCGCGTAGCCCTAACATTTCTAGGTATAGGTGGCGATTACTCATATCGAGCTGCGACCAGTGGTGCAGTTGAGTTTTTGCTTTTTCACTTTGACCAGAGCGATACCAACTAACGAACGAATGCGAGAAGAACACGCGAGCACGATCGCCTTGCATCGCTTCTCGAATGTCTGAGAGCACTTCGGCTTGAGGTCGGTGTGTTTCGACTAACGTTTGTTTCTTGGCAATAGCGTCAAGTTGGATAAGAATCTTGTATTGCTTCTCTTCACTACTTGCATTAAAACGATCAGTGATTTGCTCAAAAGAGCTAGTCAGTATTTGCTCTAGATAGTTTGAATTGTTTCCCATAACTACACCCCTGTAGATAGTTAAGAAAGACCCGGTAAAGGCGCACCGCTAGCGATGAAATCGACACCCATAGCAAAGAATGGTTGGGCGCTGCCAGTGCGGCTTTCTAGGTTATTGATAAGTAGCATTAGGTTGCTAATGCTTGCCTGTGCTGTTTCGATAATTGAGCTTTTTGTGGTGCGAGGGAGCGTTCTGTTGCCAGCGTTATCAAGTGCCAGTTGTGAAAGCTCTCCTGCGAGAATTGAGTTGTTTAGAGCTCGTTTAATGAAGCTTTCAGCCTCGATACTTCGTGGAATATGAGCGGTAACTAGATCAAGCTTGCGCAGCACAACTTCTAAAATCACGTAATCGTTCGTGGTTTTAGAAATTGCCATCATCTCTGGTAAGGAAAGAACATGTGGTTGCTCGGTATTTAGCTTATTGCGTAGCATGTTTGCCCGTAATCCGCATGCGTTGGCTATCTCTGTTAGCTCATTGCGGTGACGTTGGCGAAACAAGCTGCATGCCTCGTTGTACTCATGTTGTACATCCGCCAAAAAGACGTACATTGTTTGGTTTGCTTCCATATCAGATACTCTCTACAACGCGTAAGGATTGAGTTAGCCGAGCTGTTCCATAGCTTCACGAGCAGCCATTTCCGTCATCGCCACCATATTGATCAGCGTTTTTTCTCTAGGTTTGGCCTTGGGTTTGATGATGATGCGACCTTCATCAATAAACTGCTTTACAGTGCCTTCTGCCAAGCCGGTTAAAGTGCAGTAGTGCGCTACCGTGACATATGGGCAAGTGATGGTGGTCATTAGTGGTTGGTTCATAGTGTCCACCTCTAAGCCAATGTAGGCGGAGTGAAATCTGCTTTTAACTTACCGTCAGTAAGTCGTTCTATTTCAAATGCTCGGCGTGGTGGTACCTTTTCACCCCACCTAGAAATCGACTGCCTTGTAATACCCAAGCTTTTTGCCAGCGCGACAGCTGTACCGAAGTGTTCTATAGCGTCTCTAGTCTCCACATTGAGTCCCCTTTAGTTGTCTTTGGTTGACTTAATAATAGGCTTTGTCAACTTAATTAGTCAATAGTTGTGTCACTTAAAGTTGACCTTTACTATGAGATAGTAAGCTTTGGTTGACTGATTTAATTGAAGATATTTCGCATGAAAAGCCAACGAATATTAGAGCGACGGAAAGAGTTAGGCCTTACACAGCTTGATGTTGCAAAGGGTGCAAGGGTATCCAAGCAAGCTGTTTCTAAGTGGGAAAAAGGAGACGCTTTTCCAAAAGGTGAGAGTCTATTTTTGTTGGCTAAAGTCTTAAAATGTGACGCAAAGTGGATTTTGAGTGGACATGGTTCACCGGAGGCTATCTCTAATGTGCCTGATAATGTCACTGAGATTTCAAACGTAAAGTCGGTTAGAAACTTATCTCAAATCGAAAAGATGTGTGCTGTCCCTGTCTATAACGTCTACGCGTCCTGCGGTTTTGGCACACTGAACGATGCTGAGTTTCAACTTCGTACTGAGTTCCTCCCTTGTGAATGGTTAAAGCGTTTTGGTTTAACAGAAGAAACGGCCAGAATCATTATCTGCCACGGTGATTCAATGGAAAACACTTTGAGCGACAGCGATGAGGTTCTTGTAGATATTCGAGAGTTAGAGCACCCAGTGAAGCATGGGGTGTATGTCGTTCGTATCGGTAAACATGTTTACATCAAACGTCTGAAGTACGACATCATGGCCGAAGGCTATGAAGTCATATCAGACAACAAAGAAGAATATGAACCATTTATTGTGAATGAGGACAAGCTCCAAGAGTTTGCGGTGATTGGCAAGGTTGTTACTACCGTCATGAAGGCGGTGATATAGAAAGCGAAGGCATCCTACGGGGTGCCTTTTTTATTGATGGTTTTAATTATAGTTATGGGCTGATAGTTAATGAAATATATGAATACTAGCTGTTATCACCTGTTCATTGAGAAAGGTGAGTACAAAAAATTTGTTGGCGATGATAACTCAAGTGCGAATTTCCAAGAATTCACGAAGTTAGCAGTAAATCACACACAAAGTAATAATAATACCCAAGAGTTCATTTTCAATGAAGGTTCATTGGTTGAACAGGAGTTCCTTAAGTACTTAGATCACCCCCCTCATTGGCAGGTAATGTGCGAGGAGTTTTCAGCCACACTTTTAGATTCTCAGCAAGCTTCGCAGAAGCGCATTGAGCACCTAGATAAAAAGGTTACACCTGGTAGCTTACTACTTATCCACTGTAAACCTCCTGAAGCAAACGTCGATATTCTTGTTCTAGTCAAAATGGAGCAAGAGGAGTTCGCCAACGTTGTAGACTTTGAACATCAATATGGTCTACCTACTGAGAAAAAAGCCCTGAACACGGCACTGATTCGCTTTGAGGCAGGTAAGCCAGCAAGTATGCTTGTTTCACGAGCAAACGCATTTTGGATAAAATTTCTGGATGTATATCCAGTAAGAGCTGATAATGTAAATACTGCCAATGCATTTAGCGCGATTGATGGTGCACTTAAGAAAGTCAAGCGAGATGGTTTTAAATCAGATTATACCGCTTTGCGAAATCATCTCATTACTTACCTAAGAAACAATCAAGGAAAAACAGTGGTTTATGGTGAACTTATAGATACTGTTTTTGGTCAACACAAGGCACTAGATAAGCGCTTTTTAGCAAGAAATTTCGCTGATGATCTAAGACAGCTACCTGCTAAGAAGAAAGGAAAAAATGCTTTTGACCCGCACTTCCAGATTGATATGACTGATGTGAAGGCAAAGAGAAAAACGGTCATCAGCTTGACGGATAAGATTGATTTGAATTTAAAAGATGGTATCGACAACTTGGATGAAACTATCCTTCCTTTTGAACAACATGGCCGCAAAGGTGTAATCATCTACTCTGATGAAGGCTATGAACATTTCAAGGTTGATCAAGACATTGAGGACAAAGAATAAAAATGTTGGATGACGTGAGAAGTATTTGGGCGACACAAGTTCAAGAGTGGGAGACTATGAAGGAGTCTTTTACTCACTTCTCTGCATTTTGTAAATTAGCTAACTTGGTAGAGGGTGATGTTGATTCGTTGGCTAATTTTCTCCAGAAGTACCGAGAGCATCAGAACCGATTTACGTTAAAAGTCTTCTATGATTTCGATGAATCTATAGAGTTTTCGAATACAACATCAGAAGATATTCTTCAACAACGTTTCACTGACCTCCGAAATGAGATTGAAGGGCTAGATGGTGAAGAGGAGCTTTCAGTTTCTCTATCTATTTATAAGTCGACAGCTGAACCGAAACCTGGGGTATTAGTTGACCAAGTTTATTCCGTCGAGTCACTGTCGTCGTATTTAGAAGGGAAGTCTTTAGTTCAAGTTCATAGCGAGATCGTGGCTCGTTATGGTGAGACAGATACCCGAGGAGTGGCTTTTTTAGGGGACTTTGAGTATTTGTCTCATACAGAGTTTTTCTACTTTGTTCCTAAGAATCAATTCTCAGTTGATTCATTTGACCCCAAATTTAATAAAACTAGTTCAGATGAAGCAAAGCGCATTCGCGGAACTTTAGCTCATTTTTCAAATGCATCTGAGTGGCCATTTTCCCCGGGGCATTTTAAGTTTCTAGGGAATAAACCTAGGGGTTTTAAGGTCCTTTCTGACATTTATAATGGTTTGCTAAATGCATATTTAATAAGTTTTTTAGCTAATTTAACCTCAATTAATAATGAATCTATTGAGTATCAACTCAAGGGGCTGAAAGATATTTCTGCATGTCTTGACTTTGACGCTTTAGTTAATAGTGATTCAAGTTATCTTTGGGTGCTGTTTAAGTGGGTATATGCTGGAAACTCAGTGGATAAACTTGGCGTCACACGTAACGTTATTCCTTTGCATGTAGAAGATTTGCTAAGTGTAGATGAGTCTGTTTTAGCATCAGCATACTCAAGCTTCATTCTTTCGCAGAAAGATGATGTGAAGAGCTACATTGACGCTACCAGCAAGCTAGCTGATCAAATTCAAGCAACAACTCAGAAAGCCGGTGACGTTGCGGAAAAAGTTGCAAACTCGATTAAAACTGGCGTTTTTGGCTTAGCAACATTCGCGATTTCAACAATCTTATTTAGAATTTTTTCAAAAGGTGGAGACATTCATAGCTATTCTGATCTGTTTGCCTTCATTGGGTCTCCATTGTTTGTTTCGATGATAGTTTTTGCATTGATTATTTTTTCTGCTTTATTTGGTTTGGCTCTGTTTGAATCGTTTCAAGATCAGGCTAGGTTCAAAGAGATGTATGATCAGTCTAAGAAGACTTATGAAAATGTACTAACGACAGAAGATATGAAGAACATTCTTAGCGATGATGAGTACTTTAAGAAAAATGACGTATTTATATCAGGTAGACGAACTTTTTACATTTGGATTTGGATCAGTGTTCTATTTGTTATCTCAACCACACTTATAATTGCCAGCTGTTATGCCATGAATATCAGTGGATAAGTCATAAGGAGTTAATGGTTCCTTTTTTATATCACTCGCAACACGTCATACTAAAATCATACTCCCTGTTTAAAAAGCTCTTTTATGCTGTAATCAATCTAGTTTGCAGGAGATGAGAGTGTTATTACATTCAGTGCTAAAGGAGCTTTTCAGAGAGCATCTTAACGACCCAGTGAATTGGGTAGCTTTTATTCATGAAACAGGCATGGATATGGAAGAAGCCAGATGGTGGCGTGACCACCTGAATTTAGAGCACGCGTTCAGTGATGATTTTGGGGCTTAGTTGTACATTCAATACAAAGTTGAACATTGATAAATTAACTATAAAGCGATACTGTTTATTTATACAGTTGCTTGTGGTTTTTTATGTCTATTCGAAACTTAAAAGACGGCTCGAAAAAGCCGTGGCTATGTGAATGCTATCCTCAAGGAAGGGATGGTAAGCGTGTTCGTAAAAAGTTTGCTACTAAAGGAGAAGCCAAGTCTTTTGAGTTGTTCACCATGAAAGAGGTGGATGATAAACCTTGGTTAGGCAGGAAGACAGATAGCCGCCGTTTACAAGACTTGCTTGATACTTGGTGGCAAGTCCACGGGCATACCGTGAAAACAGGTAAGAACTCCTATGCTGTTATGGAAAAAACGGTCAAGATGCTTGGCAATCCATTGGCCCGACTGTTTACGGCGAACGACTACCTTTATTATCGTGCCAATCGTGTGAGCCATCATCCAACAAGGCCTGATATTGTTATATCTGCTACCACCCACAATATTGAGCTCAAAACCCTAAGAGCGATGTTCAACAAGCTCATCAAGTACGGTCACTGGGATATGCCAAACCCACTTACTGGTATTGAACAAGTGGCTAGCAGTGAGCGAGAGTTAGCTTACTTGACCAAAGAGCAGATTAAGCCATTTCTTGAGCGTGTTCGGAACGATAATAGCCCTTCAGCAGAACAAATATATGTAGCTTGTAAAATCTGCTTAGCAACTGGAGCCCGAATTGGGGAAGCGTTAAGGTTAAAATGTTCTCAAGTTAGCCGAAAGAAATTGTTCTTCACTGAAACGAAGGGCAAGAAGAATCGCTCAGTGCCGATTTCAACTTCTTTGTATAATGAATTATTGAGTGTTGCAGTTAGTGAGCATGCTTTGTTTGATGTTCGTTATTATGCGGCGTGGGAGTGCGTGAAACGTGCTCTACCTGATCATGTTCCTAGTGGACAAGCTACACATATTTTAAGGCATACTTTTGCAAGCTATTTTATGATGAACGGAGGGGATATTTTAGTTCTTCAAAGGATTCTAGGCCATAGTAAAATTGAACAAACGATGGCTTATGCGCACTTTTCTCCTGACCATCTCATGCAAGCTGTTCAGCTCAATCCACTCGAAAATTAA